TGGTTCGATAAGCGTACTGCTGATAAAGATTACGAATTAGTAGGTAATCTGGAAGACTTGTATGAAGGACTGTCTGATGTTGAAGAAGAAACGACTACTGTGTATACGGACAATCATTCAAGAACAATGACTATCGTGATTGGAGAACGTGTATTTATGGATCGTGACAAATGTAATGCAGATCCTAATCAAACGTGTTCTTCTGGATTACACTTAGGCTCTCCTTCATTCATGTATAAAGGTATGTTTGGACAAGAAGGCTTAATTTGTCTTTGTAATCCAATGCACGTAGTTGCAGTGCCATACCGAGATGGAGAAAAACTAAGATGCTGTGAGTACCTACCAGTTGGCGTAGCAGAATACGATGAAAATGGACGTATTATTCCATTGGAAACTGCTACCTTTGAGTTCGAGTATGCTGAGCACACTCAAGCAGAAATCAATAAAATGTTAAACAATTCGAGATTTGAGTCCCTTGTTGAGCATGAGATTGTTCCGAGAGAAATTTCTAAAGACTCATTGCGAGTTATTAGTTCTGGACTTCAGAAGAGTCTTGATGATATGACAGAAGCTGTGAAGTCTCGTGTAGACAAAGCAATGTAAATGGCATTAAGTGAAATGACGATAGAATTCCCTGAATTCATCACACATGTTCCTCTAAGCGGAAGAAAGTGGGTAAAGATTGGATATAACAAAATCCATGCTTCAGCCCATTACACCGTGAGACAAGCATTTGTAGCAGCAATGCACAAGTACATAGAGAAACACGTTCCTCAAGGTTATGAAATTGCCTTACCTATTGAAACAGAATTAATCATTTATGCTCCATTGAATTATGGAGATGTTAAACGACTTAAGGACAAGAAAACAGGTCAAGGTAGAATTAGCTGGAATCCAGCCCCAGACGGTTATTGCCCCCGTTGGGATATAGGGAATCTTGCCCTGGTATGGATCAAGTGTTTGGATGATGTCTTGCAAAAGCAAGGTGTCCTCCCTGATGATACAGTAGAATTTTTATCGAAGACTTCTTACGAATTTAGAGAAGTTCCCACTCTCCAAGAGAGAAAACTAGTTTACAAACTAAAAACCATAAAAAAGAAGTAATGGCTGACTATCGAGAACTCGATGGACTAAACCAAAGTCTTCTGAAGAAAATCCTTGTGAGTCCTGCTGCTTTCTTAAAGCAACGGGACCAACAGGGAGATTCTGAAGAAACACACTTTGTTTTTGGTTCATTGGTAGACGACATGTTACTAGGTGATTTTGACCTGGATGAGAAGTATTACGTTCTACAAGACAGTGATATTTCCCAGGTTCTAAAGAACATTACTCAATACGTGTTTGATTATATGAATACATGTGAAACCCCTGTTGAATGGGATAGCATGGATACAGTGATCTTACAAGCATGTAATGAATATGAGTATCAGAGTCGTTGGAAAGATGAAACTAGAGTAAACAAAATCAAGACACAATGCTTGACCTACTTCCAGAGTTTATACGCTGCAGCAGGTAAAAAGATTGTGTCAGAAGAAGAATATTACAAAGCTACTGTCTGTATAGCTGCACTTAAAACAGACGATTACACCAAGAAGCATTTTTCAAAAGCAAAAGATGTGGAATCCTGGAATCATAAAGTGATTACGTTTCAATACAAAGGGTATGACTTCAAAGGAGAACTTGACAAAGTTTTCATTGATCATACAAACAAAACAATTGAACCGATCGATTACAAGACTACAGGCTCTCCTATCACTAGCTTTAATCATGACTTCTGGAAGTTCAGATATGACTTCCAAGCTGCTGTTTATTTCTTCGGAATCTCACAAGATCCTGAAGTAGTAGCATTAGTTAAGAAAGGATACAAACTCCTTCATTTCAAATACATTGTTGTAGAGAAAGAGATGAACAATCCTCCTATGGTACACAAAGTAACAAATGCTGTGTCTCAAATTGGATGGTCAGGAGGTACACTTTCTTCAGGAAGAAAACTCGAAGGCTTCTTACAAGCATTAGAAAGATTCACGTTTCACCAAAGTACAGACCAATGGAAATTTCCAATGGAGTACTACAAAAATGGTTATTTAGACATTCGCGTATGAGTTACATGAAGTACACCCAGACAGCCACATTTTTATTCCCTTTGGTTAATGTACCAAAGCAGTTATTTAGATGTGATGTGCAGAGTAACTTCAAAAGACGTATTATGACGACTAGATTTCTAAATGCTTACATGTGGGATAAAGACTTAGAATTTGAACAAAACTACGGACCTTATGTGTTTGTGGTAGTTAAGCCCTACAGGGACTCAAATTATGAGCAATTTCATTCCACTATTACTGCTCTTTCTACGTATGTAGATGAGTATTGGAAAGGTGACTATATTGTAATGATCTTCAAAGTTCCAGAAGAAAATATGGAACACTATCGAACTATTCGTGAGGGCAGATATTCAGAGCTAACAGCAGAAGGAAAAACTCTTGTTTTGAAAAACAATTACTTCAAAATGGATCCAAACCTTTTGCCTCGAATTTTGAATAAATGTGCTGAACTAAAAGCAAGTTGGGAAAGAGCAATATCTGCTCCACATCCAGACTCTCGTTACGACTCGACTGTGCTCTTAGGAGACGCAGAAGTGTGGTCTAGGATAGATAAAGAAAAAGAAGGCCTCAGCGATGAGATATTAAAGAATCTAGGCAATACGCCTAAGCTAACTCCTGCAAAGGAATTTGATAATTAGTATTATGCAATTTAAAAAACAATTCTGGACAGAAACCCTTGGAAAAGGTTGGGCTCTCCAATTAAAAGATACTCTCAAAACTCCTTACGGAACTGAGAAGTTGATGGGGTTTCTACAAACTGAGTATGCAATGAACTCCGTAAAGCCTGCCAAAGCTGACGTATTCAAAGCATTTAAACTTTGCCCTTGGGAATCTGTTCGAGTTGTTATTATAGGTCAGAAGCCACACACAAATACTTGTGTGGCCAATGGTCTTGCTTATGGTGATAAATTGAGTTCTCAATTTTACTCACCTACTATCAGTGTGATTTACGATCAGATTGAAAGAGAATACTACAATGGCTTATGTTTAGATTTCGATTTTAGCCTAGAAGAATGGGCTTCTCAAGGAGTACTACTCTTGAATCGTCAGCTCTCTATTCGAGAGAATGACAGAGGGGAACACACAAAACCTTGGGGAAAATTCGTCTCAGCAGTGCTTAATGCTCTGGGACAAAAACATGGAGTTATCTTCATGCTATGGGGGAAAGAGAATCAAAAACTTGTTCCTTATCTAGAAAAGAACAATTATGTTCTAACGTTTGACGATCCTGCAGATTACGTTTATCCAAAGAAAGATTGGCATTGCCCACATTTCAAAGAAGCAAACAAAATCTTGGAGAAATTGAACGGTGAAACTATTGAATGGTAATACACATGACATACTAGAATGTGTAAGGGAGGGATAGCCGCAGGCGTTCCTCCTATTTTTATCCACAAAACTTTGATTATGATTAGAACAAAAGAACAAACAGCTTTTAGCAACTGTAAAACTCATGGCCAAAGATGGTTTGATCCTATTAACGGACAATATCCATCCTTATGTGATAGTTCTGAATGTCCACACTGCAGAGCAGCTAAATCTACGGCTGCAGAAGCAGATGTTATTCAACGTAAAATGCTTTTTGGGGAGAAAGCTCTGACCTTAGATGACTTACTACAAGCATCTTTGGCTGTAGGAGAATTAGATGTTCCTACAGTAGCGTACATCAGAAGTAACCTCACCAAAGAAGAGGCTATCGAATACTTAAAATGTAGTCGAGATGCGGTCTATTTCATGGAAAAGTACTGTATGATAGACGGAAGCCCTATTCATCTTAGAGATTATCAAGAAAATTTCTTCACCATTTGGAGAAGTACTAATTTGAAATCTACTAAACAAGAGGCTCTCGCTCACTTAAGAAGCAACTATCCTACCAAAATGGGGTACATTCTTACGGATCTGAACCCTTTTAATTGGGAACATATTTCCCTTGGAAAAATGCAGCTTATTCGAATTACAGATGAGCTGTTCTATTTTGACGAAGAATACATGCCTATGATTTGCTTTCAAAAGCAATACAAGGATGATCATGATTACAATATCTATCGTGGAGACGGAGGTTCTAAACAATTCTTATTTGAATTAGAGCCTGGATATTTTTGGAGACTTAAACTAACAACTGATTAAAGTGACAGTAATACTTGATGATGGGATAGTACGATGTTCTAGTACCCTAGAAAAGCTAGGGTACTATTTCGTTGTTGATAATGTTAGATATTTTATTCCCATTTAATTACCTTAGTGAAATGACAAAAGAAGGAATTCAAGAAGAGATTGATAAGCTCAAAGGAGAGCTTACTGGAGACATGTTTCAAGACATGGAGTTGAAGGACAAGATCCACAACTTAGAAATGAAGTTAAACGGAACCAAACCTACTGACAGTCACTTTGATTGCATAGGATGTGGTTCATAATTTTGAAGACATGGAGAAAATAGTACAAAGATTTTTCACCAAAATACATCCACAAACAGGGAAGATTTTATTTTCCTGTGCAGAGATGAAATATTCTCAGGCGATGTACGTAGCCAATTACGAAGGAACTCAAGAAGAGTTAGCTTTTGATTGGAACAGAAAACGACAAGAAGAGAAAGAAAGAAATCCTAACGATCCAATATGAAGAAAATAGAATTTGTAGAACGAAAAAGCTTACAAATAAGAGAATCGGGAAGGAGTAGTGATTATATTACTCCTTCTTTTGGTTTTGGTTGTTTACTAAAGTGTAGCTATTGTTACATGAAAAGGCATAAGCCCGAAGGATTAACAATAGCCAAAAATTACGGAACATTATTAACAGCTATTAATAATCACGCATATTTCTATGCTGATACAAAAAAACCTAATCAGACAGATTCTAAATTTATCACATATGATCTTGCGTGTAATGAAGACTTTGCTTTGCATTCTAAGCATCATAATTGGCAAGAAATTTTTCAGTTCTTTGTGGATCATCCGATAGCTAAAGCAACATTGGCTACGAAAATTGTGCCTGTCAATTTCTTGAACTTCAATCCTCAGAAAAAAGTACGTATCCGTTTTAGTTTAATGCCTGAAAAAATACGTAAAATCGTAGAGCCAAACACAGCTACTACTTTGGAACGTATCAAAGCTATCGATGCTTTCATTGAAGCTGGATATGATATTCATGTAAACTATTCTCCTGTGATTGTATATGATAACTGGGAGAACGATTACGAAGAACTTTTCGAAATGATGAAGGATTATGTAGAGCATAAAGACGAAGTATTGTCAGAAGTCATCTTTCTCACTCATAACGAGAATAAGCATGTAAGAAACGTACAAGAAGGAATTCCAGGAGAAAATTTATTATGGACTCCTGAAATTCAAGAGATTAAGATGTCTCAATACGGTGGAAAAAACATTCGTTACAGACGAGATCTCAAAGCCAAATACATTGAGACATTTAAAAGTATTCACAATCGAATAATTCCTTGGAATACAATTCGATACATTTTTTAGTTTATGAAATTACAAAAAGAGGGTATAAATGTGATGGTCACATTTGAAAAAACATTTAGAACAGGTCCTTATAGTATGGAAACTTATAAATCTGTAGTAACTAAAAAAGGTTGGTTTAATGTTCCAAAAGATTCTCGTGCTTATGGTTATTACAATGCTAAAGATGAATTTATCCAACCT